GTGCCAGACCCGTCCGAATGGATTCATCCGGGCGGATACCAAAAAAACAACTGCAGGGCAGCAGAAAAAATCAATATGAAAAAGTTTGATGTCCATGAAATGGTTACAAAGTTAATCATCGAACGTCTGGAAGCAGGCGTTATCCCTTGGAAAATGCCTTGGAAAACAGGCGGCGGAATGCCTCAAAACCTGATTTCCAAAAAGACTTACAGAGGTTTCAACTTTCTCTATCTCCAAAGCTTCGGCTACGAACAACCCTTCTTTCTCAGCTTCAAACAGGCCCAGGACATGGGCGGCCATGTAAAGAAAGGTGCAAAATCGATTGAAGTTATTTTCTGGAAAATGCGCGACCATACAAATGCAATGGGTAAAGAAGAGAAAATCCCGATGCTCAGGTATTATAGGGTTTTTCATATCGGCGATATTGAAGGAATCGACTCCGCAAAACTTCCGCAGCTCCAGTCACACGATCACGATTTCACACCTATTCAGGTATGCGAAAACGTAATTGAAAAATGGAAAGATAAGCCGGTTATCGAAACAGGTAAACAACTGGCTTGCTACATACCATCTCAGGATGTAATTCACATGCCCAATCCAAGAACTTTCTTTGAAGACACTGAATTTTATTCAGTGCTTTTTCACGAAGCAACACACAGCACCGGCCATACAAAACGCCTCAAACGTGATTTGTCCGGAAGTTTCGGAAGTAATTCATACAGCCAGGAGGAACTTATTGCAGAAATGGGAGCAGCTTACCTTTGCGCTTTATGTGGTATTCAAACATCAACAATCGAAAACAGAACAGCTTATATCCAGAACTGGTTATCGAAACTCAAATCCGACAATAAATTTCTTGTAATTGCTGCAAGCAAGGCACAACATGCTGTTGACCATATTACAAATGCTGAATTTGAATCGGTGGAAGCTGAAGCTGCTCCAGCTGAAATAGAAGCCGAACCCAAACAAACGGAAAAAGTAATCGAAGAGGTATTCACTTTTTAATCAAATATAAAATGGAAAGAAAATCTTTTGCCACAATTATGAACGGTTTAAGTCAGCGCTACGGTATTGGCCCCGTTTTTTCAGATATGCTCACAATGATTATCTGTGGTTTCTCAATGAAGAAACAAGAAGAATTGTATTTCGAAACAATCAAATCTTACAAGAAATCAGAAGTAATGCTATTCAGCGAAGCTTTTGCCGCCCTTGTGGTGGAAATGACAGGCGATGGTTCCGGCATGGTTGACGTTCTGGGTGAATACTTCATGGAATTTCTCAGCTTTGGGAGAAACGGGCAGTTTTTCACGCCAATGAATATCTGCGATATGATGGCACGAATAACAAACCCGGTTGAAGCAACACCACGAATCTTCGACCCCGCCTGCGGTAGTGGAAGAATGCTTATGGCAATGGCAAAATTAAACAGACATGCAACTTTCTTTGGTGCTGACTGCGATGCCAACTGTGCGAAAATGACAGTTGTGAATATGTGCCTCAATTCAATGTACGGCGAAGTTTCCTGCATGAACAGCTTATCAAATGAATGGTACTCCGGATGGAAAATTGAACATACAATTTATGGTATTCCATGTATCCGGAAGATTACAGAGAAAGAAAGCTACATTCACATGAAATTATCTGAAACGCATGAAATACCTGCAATTCCGCAACCACTGCCTGAAATAGTATTACAGGCAACCCAACAAAAACAACTTGTTTTCGAATTCTAATTATTAATCAATAAAATATCAAAATTATGTTTGGAAAAGATTTTTATCCAACTCCGGATAACGTAATCGAAAGAATGCTGGCTAATGTCAGCGTTTGCGATAAGGTTATTCTCGAACCATCAGCCGGCAAAGGAAATATTGTTGACTATCTGAAAATGTGTAATGCAAAGGAAGTTCTTGCCTGCGAGCTTAATGAAGAATTGGCAATGATTGTTGCTTCAAAATGCAATTTAATTACACTTGATTTTTTCAGCCTAACAGCAGAAGAAATTTCACATATCAGTATGATTGTGATGAACCCGCCATTTTCGGCTGACGAAAAGCACATTTTACACGCCTGGGATATTGCCCCGGGCGGGTGCGAAATTATTTCTCTCTGTAATTCCGAAACATTAAATAACAGATACACAAGGAACAGAACAATACTTCGGGAACTGATTGAACTCAATGGTTCATCTGAATCAATATATGATTGTTTCACTGAAGCCGAAAGAGAAACAAACGTTCAGATTTCAATGGTTCGGCTTTTTAAACCTGCTGTTGGTGAAATGGAATTTGACGGTTATTTCGATATGGAAGAAGAAACCGAATCTCCTGAAAATGGAATAATTACATACAACTCCATTCAGGATGTTGTCAGCCGATATATTGGTGGTGTAAAAATGTTTGACGCCGTTGTCAATTCATCAGATACAATAAACAAATTAATCAGTCCAATAAATGACGGTCTGGGAATATATTTCGGTGCTTACACAAGCTCAAATAACAATCAATACAATTCAATCACCCGCGACATATTTAAAAAGGCTTTACAGAAATCAGCATGGAGATCGGTTTTTCACAAATTCAACATGAACAAATATGTTACACAAAAGCTCATGGGCGATATAAACAAATTTGTTGAACAACAAACTGCTGTACCCTTTACAGTAAAAAACATATACAAAATGATTGAACTGATTATTGGAACTCATGCCGAAAGAATGGATAGCGTGCTTACTGAAGCCTTTGATAAGATTTGCAGTTTTTCAGCCGAAAACAGCACTGCCGGAGAGAAATGGAAAACAAACTCAAACTACAAAGTCAATCAGAAGTTTATTGTTCCCTATATGTGCTCAAACGATATCAGGTGGCCCAGCGCGCGCGTTAATATGAGCTACAGTCGATATCACGAGCTGGATGATGTTATAAAAGCATTGTGTTACCTTAAAGGAATTGATTACAATACAACAACAAACATTGACCAATTTGTCAGAAATATGGAAATGGAATGGGGTCAATGGTACGAATGGGGTTTCTTTGAAATCAGAGGTTATAAGAAAGGAACAATGCATTTCAAATTTGTAAACACAAAACTCTGGGAAGATTTCAATAGGAAAGTTGGCGAAATAAAAGGCTGGCAACTGCCCCGAAAAACCGACAAAAAAACAAAGGGAACTGAACGAACACAATCAACTCAGGTTGAAGTATTTGAATTCTAATATAACAGTGTCCGTCAACTGACGGACCTTTTTTTGGTCGCATCTCCACATTCAATTTTCTTCCATTCAATCAATCATTCACTCATTCATTTCTGGCATTGTCTTCTCCATCTCCGAAAGATCCCCACTCCAAATTATAAACAAAATTAATTGCGCTTTTCGAAATGGGCAAGGGTAATACAAGCCCCCTAATCTGAAAACAGTATGGGTTCGCCCTTGCCCTAATTCGAAAAGCTCATTGTGTGGGTATTATAATTTTTAGTTTTTTTTTTAATAATATAATCGGTGAGCTTGATACCAAAATTAGTCTGCAAGGCAGCAGCATTTACTATTATGCATAACACAGCAAAAAAACAGACAGTTGCTTCTGTAAACACAGCAACAATGAGTTTAGTGAAAGAAATTCCTGCAAATGGAAAATCACTGAGAATCGAAGAAGCAGTTGCCGAAGCAGTTGCTGAACTGATTCCTGAAGCAGTAACAGAAGTGGTTACTGTGGTGAAAGCGGAAGTGGTTGAGCCGGTGTTTGCAACTGTAGTTATCCCGGAAATAAAACCGGAACCTGTGATTTCTGTTGAACGCAGAATTGAAAAGGTGGAAGAGTTGAAAATCACAATCCGGAAGTACCAGCAACTCCAGGATGCAAGAAAAGGGCTGAATAACTTTAGCCTTGGTTCAGATGGGAACACTGCAACACTTACCCTGAAGGATGCAGATGGTACTCCTTACTCAATTTCAAATCCTGTGGTGGTGGAAGCAGCGCTGATACACATCAGACAGATTCTGACCGAAAAGATTCAGGACACCGAAAAAGAAATTAATTTTTCTCTTTGAAGAAAGAGGGGCTACGCCCCTTTTTTTGGTCGTTATTACTCCGCGTTTTTTCTGTCCTTTCCTTACCGAAATCAACACCATATTTTTGAAAGAAAAAAAAATGGTGGAAAAAATCAGAAGAAACCTGATGCTGCGGGAATACGACATAAAAGAAACCCCCGAAGGAAAACAAACCAGCTTTAGCATAAAATTTATAAAAACAAACGGTGAAATCGTTTTTATGCCTCGCGCCGTAGCCTGTGGCCTTACCGCAAACATGAGCAAAAACAGGCTGCGAGGAGTAGTTTCAATCGATCTAAAAGGTGATAAAATCGGCCATCCAACACCCGTCAGTATCGATGCAATAATGGAATGGAATGGCTTGGAAGTAATTATGTAAAGCACAATTAAAAAACATAAACACAAAACAACAAACTACAAAAATGTTATCACAATTTTAATTTCTAATCGAAATGGCAGAAGTACAATTTAATAATTCCGGTGTTCCCTTAATCGGTTATGGAACCCGCGGATTGTACCTCAGTACAATGGGCGCTCCCGAAGTAAAACCAAAAAAACTCTCTACACCACAACAGGCAGATCCTGATAAAACCTCGCTTGAAAATATATATATTTCAGATTGGGGCACTGGTAACAACTTTCCAATTTTTGCCGATGGTGTTATCAACTCGGTTAGTGTACTAAACAGCGGATTAAAGTTTATCCGGAACTTCACGCTCGGCCAGGGAATATTTCCCGTAACAGTAGAAGGATATGATGATAATGGAAACGAAGTACTGAAACCTGTCAGCGACCCGAAAATCCGGGTATTTGGTCAAAGCCGCATGGTTCGCCGTTACCTCGAAAAAGCCACACGCGATTATCTCAAATTTGGTCCCGCCTTTGTTCAGCTTCTTCCGAACGCCGATGGCAGTAAGCTTGTGGGAATAAATACTATCAACGCAAAATATTGCAGGTTGTCAGTTGCAAATGCAAACGGTTCAATCGAAAAATGTATCGTTTCAGGCAAATGGCCCGACACTCCTGCAAAAGCTGATTACACAATCCATGAAGTTCTCGACGAATATGACCCCGAAGCCGATTTAAAACGCCGTAACTACGGAAAGAAAATCCAAAGCAAAAGCTTCATTCAGGTTATTCGCGATAGCTGGAGCAATAACGAATATTACAGCTCTCCAATATGGCATTCTGCATATTCTGCCGGTTGGATTGATATTGCCAAGGCAATTCCGGAATTTTTAAAAAAGGCTTATACAAATCAGATTACATGGAAATGGCATGTTCAGATTCCCTACGCTTTCTGGGATCGCAAATACCCTGAATCTGAATATCCGGATGTTACTCTTCGTCAACAGGCCATAAACAAGTTTATGGATGAAATCGAAGATAACCTTTGCGGTACGGCAAACGCCAACAAACCTGTTTTTACAATGTTTGAAGTCGGTCCCAACGGCAGAACCGAAGAGCAATGGATAATCACACCACTGCAAAATAAACTCAGCAGCGAACAGGATCTAATATCAAGCGCAGCGGCCAACTCTGAAATCCTGTTCTCACTAATGGTAAACCCTAATGTACTGGGCGCAGGGATGCCCGGTGGTGCTTATGCCGGAAACCAGGGAGGAAGTAACATTAGGGAAGCTTTTTTAGTAAACATTGCAAACGCCTGGCTCGACAGACAAAACCTGCTCGATCCGCTCGAAACTTTTGTAAGGTTTAACGGCGCCCCCGAAAACATGGAATGGAGATTTAGAAACACAATTTTAACAACACTCGATACCGGCAACGGTACCAAAAAAACTTTAAGCTAATGCTGTTTCAAAACGTTCCCGAAATAAAAACAATATTACCAATCGGTGTTGGCAACGATTTTAACAGGCTGAAACCTCACATCGAAAATGCCGAAAATCGTTTCATTAAACCCCTTTTGGGGTTGGCTATGTACAACGCACTTGTTACCTTGTATGAATCAGCTCAAACACTGGAACCCACCGAAACAGAAACAATTCGAAGGGAGCTGATACAAAAAGTACAGTTTGCAATCATTTACCTGGCTTTTCATATAGGTTTCGATTTCCTGAATATTTCAGTTACCGATGCTGGATTTCAACGCATGGAAACAGAACGTACAAAGGGTTTGTACAAATACCAGGAAGATGCAATAAAAGCTTTCTTTGCTGAAACAGGCTTTAATGCCCTCGATGACGTTTTGCTTTTTCTCGAAGTAAATATCAGCTCCTTTGGAGAATTTTCTGCATCAGAAAATTATCCCAAACTCAAACAGGCATTTTTACCTAATATGGATACAGTCGAAAAAATCCCTTTCAATATCCATCGCAGCCGCCTCATATTTCTGGCACTGCAACCATCTATTGCATTTATCGAAGATACTTCCATTCGCCCAGTGCTCGGTAAAACAATTTACGAAACAGTAAAAATAGAAATGGCAAAAGCCGAAACATCCGCCAAAGTACTGTTGTTACTGCCATATATCCGCAAACCTTTAATCTATCTGGCCAGCGCAATGCTTATGGAAGAAACAGGTGCTACACTTGGTGATAAAGGATTGTACTTCACAAAAAACGAGGATCAGCAGCGCGCTAAAACAGTTAAAAGCCATTCGGCTGAAGAACGGATTGCAGTTATGGTAACACGAAACCGAAATATCGGTGACAGTTACCTCGAAATGCTGAAAACTTACCTGATTGCCAATTTCGAAGAATATTCAGGACAGCAGGGTTCCATTTATAAAAGAGATAACTACGGTAAAAAAACATTCTTTGCTTAAAATCAACACATGGAAATAATCACTCTTGAATATCAACCCTTTTCTCTCCTTAAATACACCCGAAAAATCAAAGGTGAATTTCCTTCTGCTTTCGAGGAAATAAAACCATCACAGTTATTGGCAATAACCGGTCTGATAAATTCAACGATTTCCGAAACTGACTTCCTGAAAATAATGACAGGTATCCCGGAATCCGTGATTAATAAAATAGAAGAAATTCAACGCTACGAACTGATGAACCTGTTTGAACCTTTTACAGATATTAAACCATATCATGCTTTTAAAATTCCACATATAAAAACAGGCAACGGCAATATCATATCACCTAAATCCAAACTGGCCGGAATGACATTTGCCCAATTTATATTTATAGAAAGTTATTTTACAAGTTACCAATTCGATAAAAACGAAATCGATTTGCACAAATTTGTTGCTTCGCTTTATCTGCCTCAAAATCAATATTTTAATGAAAACGAAATAACTGCATTTGCCCTGTCTTTAAAAAACATAAAATCTGAAATTCCCGATGCCATTGTTATCAATTACGTGCTTGTTAAAGAATGGCTGGCCCTTGCATACCCATTGGTGTTTCAACGCGAAGAAGAAAATGAAGAAGTTTCTAAGTCAAAAAAACACAATCAACAATCCAACAATTCAGGATGGTTGAAAATTTACGAAAGCATAGTTGGCGATGACCTAATCAATCATGATCGCTACGGTTTAATACCACTCCATAATGTACTCCGGTGGATGACAAAGAAAATAAAAGCCCCCTCCGGCTACCCCAAGGGGGAATGAAAGAAAAAAACAAGACATGAAAAACAAAACAAAATATAATCACTTAACGAACCCCCCAGCGGGGGGCAGGGGGGCTTCTTTATGACAAACTTTTCAAACCTGATAGAATACTTCGAAAATATTGCCCGGTCACACATCGAAATCCAACACACCGACAACGAAAAACACTTCTTCCGATTTGAACTCGACGAAGTACTGAACGGTATCAACAGAACTGATGTCGCCTACCCAATGCTTGTACTCGAAGCGTATAGTTATGACTATACCGATAACAAATCCGACAACATCCTGAAGAACCGAAGCGGAGCTTTTATACTGCTTGACCATTGTTCCGATATCAGCGATTATGGAAAGATGCATGAAATATGGGACAATCTCGAAGTAATAGCCGACGATATCCTTATAAAAATGAAATCCGACAAACGCAATCCTCAAACACCGGTGGTCCGTAACTTTGAATTTTCATCCGTAGAATCAAAACTGATTGCCAATGAAATAGGAAACTCAATCGGAATCCGGATAACATTCACAACTTCATCACCTGTTTCTTCAGATGTCAATCCAAACAGATGGATCTCTTAAACTTTTAATTTTTAATTGTAAATTTTAAATTGAACCATGTCACTCACAATCGAAGGAGTAAAAGAACAAAATGCCATAGTCCGCAGATGGATTCCCGGAGTAAACAGACAGCTACGTTCAAGCGCAGCCTGGTTTCAGTTTGGGAAAACACAACCTTTCATAACCAGGGGAACAGGTACCAAACAAAGACAGGAAGGGAAGCTTGTAAACAGCATCAAACCATCAACAAAACAAACCTTTGGAGAAATTGATACTATTTTATTTTCATTCGAACGACATGGAATATTTGTTCATAAGGGCGTAGGCCGTGGATGGGAAATGAATGGCAAAGTAGTTACCCGCACAGCAAAAGGAAAAATGAAATCAGTTGGGAGAAATACTGTTGAATGGTTTAACCCGGTTATGGACCGTAACGCTCCGCTTCTTGCCGACCAGATAGCAATCGTAAACGCCGATGCAGTTGTAAACGCTGCAAAACTCAAAATCTGATTTCGTTTTTTTTCTGCATTTATTCATTTTAGTATTCCTGCATTCACGTATTATTTGTGTCCTTTCCAATCACCTGCTGCTAATCTACTTTTATCAACAATTAAAACAAGGCTTGATTCTCTTTTTCTTACTCCCTCTCCTTTGGAGAGGGTCGGGGAGAGGCTGTTGGGCTTCTTAATTTACATTCATGGCAGCAAGTTATACAAGACGAATAAATCTTTATATCAACGGCAAAGAAGTTTCCAATGATATCGTATCTATCCGCAGGGAAATGTCAAAGCTTGTCAACGAGCAGGCACGTATGACAATCGGCAGCAAAGAATATATCCGCGCTACTTCCCAGATAAAATCCCTGAAAGGTATAATCGACCGCCACAACCAGGATCTAAGTACAACTCATAAAAAGTGGAACCTCTGGCAGCAGATGGCTGATGCTTCCAACCGCTATTTTGCAGTAATTACAGCAGGTATTGCAGCCGTGGCCGGTGCGGTAATGACAGTTAAACAAACCGTCGAAGCCTTTGCTGAATACGATGACAAACTGGTGGACGTTATGAAAACCACCGACCTTACAAAACAGGAAACCATCGCCCTCAGCAATGAAATCAAAAAAATTGACACCCGTACAGCTCAGATTGATTTACTTGCCCTTGCCAGGGTAGCCGGTAAGTTAGGTATCCGCGGTAAAGAAGATGTACTCGGTTTTGTAAGGGCTACAGATAAAATCAGGGTTGCTCTGTCCGAAGATTTGGGCGGCGATACAGAAGAATCGGTCCGCCAGTTGGGAAAACTGGTCGATATCTTTAAGCTTACAAAAGAATTTTCAGTTGAAGATTCGCTCCTAAAAATCGGTAGCGCCATGAACGCCCTGGGTGCTTCCGGAACTGCCAATGAAGGTTATATGCTCGAATTTACAAAACGGGTTGCCGGGGTTGCACCCAACGCCGGATTTACAATCGACAAAATACTTGGCCTTGCAACTACTCTTGATGAATTGGGCCAGACTTCCGAAGTTTCAGGCACAGCCTTCAACCAGGTTATCAGCAATATGTTTAAGAAAACTGCTGAATATGCAAATATTGCCGGAATGTCGCTTGAAGATTTTACCAAAATCATGAACGAAGATGCCAACGAGGCACTAATTCGTTTGCTCGAAGGAGCCAAAGGTACCTCCGGCGGTTTTGGAGAAATGGCAAACAGCCTTTCCTCTTTGGGAATGGATGGTGTCCGCGCCACAACAGTTCTTGCTTCCCTGGCTGCCAACATCGATAAACTTCGTGAAAATCAGAAATTCAGTAACGAGGAATTTGTAAAAGGTACTGACTTACAGGTTGAGTTTAACAAGAAAAATTTCAGCGCCCAGGCTATGCTTGAAAAACATATTAAAGTTTTTAAAGCAATGCAGGTACAGCTTGGCGAAAAACTTACACCAATTTACGGTGCAGCAATACATAAAGCTTCGGCATTACTCAAAGTCTTTGGTGCAACTGTTGAGTTTCTTTTCAAGTATGGTGGCGCCATTGTTTATACAGCCGGACTAATAGCAGCTTATACAGTAGCTGTTAAACTTCTTACAATCTGGGAAGCACGAAAAAACGAACAGGTGGGAATCGGTTTAATACTTGCAAAACTCAACACAGCCGCTTACCATGCTCAATTTGCAGCCATTGCACTTTATAACGCCGGGGTTGCATTGCTTTCAGGAAATTTCAAAAAGGCTGCAATATCAATGAGAATCTTTTCCGCAGCTCTGGCAGCTACACCCCTGGGATGGATTTTTGCAGCAATTGGCGCAGTAACTCTGGCCATTCGCGGTTACGATAAATACAGCAAACAAGCAACAGAAAACGAAAATGCAAAAATTGCCGCACTAAAAGAATTAAACACGCTTACCGATGGCTATTCACAAAACCTCGATAAGCTTAATACAACCATCAAAACAGCAAACACACTTACACTGCAACAAAAAATATTACAAAAAGAGGAAACCGAAGAACTGATTGAGCATATCGGATGGGAAATTCAACGTCAGAAGGTTGAACAGGATGGCCTCAGACAACGATTTTCCAAGGCTACTTTATGGCAGCGAACCATGAACATATTTAAATCCGGTGGTAATTCTTTCGTGGCTGCTTCATTAGATATGATGGATGCTGCCTCAAACGGACAGGAAGCCTCCGATTCAATGCAGGATGGAATTGACCAGTTACAAAACACAATGATTCAAACCAAACTAACCGCCAAAGAACTTTACGAATTGGTTAGCGCTGAAAGCATGGGTGATAAAATTGGAAGCGAATCACTGGTGATGATGAGCGAAAAAATGGCGAAATATAAAACTGCCCTCGACAATGCCATTTTTGGAGGTGAAGATTATCTCCGTATTCAACAGAAAATCTTTGCTTTGGAAACTTTGATGGCAAGCAACAAAGTAACAAATCCCAATACTGAAGAAGAAGACAGTGAATTAATTAAAGCACATAAAAATCGTGACAGATTAAATAAAATCAAACTCGAAACACTTACTGCAGGGTTTAACCAGGAACAGGCATTTATCCGGCAGGGTTATCTTCAAAACTTAATGTCTGAAGATGAATACAACGACCAAATGCTTTTAAGCGAGCTTAAATTCCTTAAAGATAAATTGAGTATTTATAAAGCAGGGGATGAAGAATACCAGCAAGCTGTAAATAAATCACTGGAGCTTCAGGTAGCCGTTGACAATAAACTTCGGGATTTACAGATCAAAGCATTGGAAGAACTCGCTTCAGCTAAAATCGAAAATTTCCGCGATGAATTTGAACGCCTCGAAGAAGAAGAAAAACAACGATGGCTGATTGAGAAAACAGCACTCGAATTAAGTCTGAATGAAAAAGTCAAACTCAATGAAAAAGAACAGGCTCTTAATGATACTATCAACGCCCAGATTGAAGAAAAAGAAAAAACGCACCAGCAAAAAATGGCCGACCTGAAAACAGGAAAAGATATTGCTGAAAAAGAAAATTTAGTTACTGCTGCAACTCCATTCGATGCAAAATTTTCGCCTTTGGAAGAAATGCAGAAAATGTTCGATGCAAAAAACGATCTTCTTGCAGCTCAGTACGCCAAAGAAAAACAACTGGCTGCCGGCAACCAGGCCGCACTTCTTGCCGCTGAAAAACGTTACAACGACGGTATTATCCAGCTAAAACTCGATATGATAGATGCTGAGTTTTTACAAACAGAACAACGTATTGCAGCCGGCCAGCAATTTATTGGAGCCCTCTCCGGAATGGTGGATCAGGAAACAGCCCTTGGCAAAGCATTGTTTCTTTTTAACCAGGGATTAGCTATTGCTGAAATCTGGGTGAATGTCGCAAAAGCAAATGCACAAGCCGTTGCAACTTCACCAATTACCGCAGGTATGCCTTGGGTTGCACTAAATACAGGTATTGGGGTTGCTCAAACAGCGCTTGTTCTTGCTCAGACAGTAGAAGCTTTCTCGTCACCTGAAAAAGGCAATGGTTATTCTGAAGGTGGGAATACAGGTCCCGGAGGAAAATATGAACCTGCCGGAATCGTCCATAAAGGCGAATATGTGGTGCCACAGGATATGATGGCAGATCCGCAGGTAAAATATATTACCGAAATATTTGAGAAAATGAGAACACGCAAAATCTCTTTAAGCCAGGCTGCTATGCCTGTTTTATCTTCCGGTGGATTCTCTTCCGGGAACAGAAATTCTTTGCCTGCTCTCTCAGTCACACCTTCAAACTCAAAACAAATACAGGAGCAAAACAAAATCAATATCGATCTTACTCATGCAATCAATGAACTGGTAAAATACCGCCCCAGGGTAGCAATAGATACCATCGAACGTGAACGCGAAAAATATATACGAATCACTCAAACCAACGGGCTGTAGCCCAATTTTAAACATTAAATGACAGATTAATGGAATACGCACAAAATCCGATCATAAATAATTTCGAATTTTTAATTTTTAATTGAAATGGCTATTACACTATCAGAAATAACAGATACAAGTACCCACCTGAGTGGAAATATCATTCATATAAAAGCAACAAGCAGCGGCAAACCTGCCGGCGCCTCAGAATACAGGATAATGCTAAAAATGGTAAGTGTCGATAATGTACTTACCGGTTCCCCTTTTGTTGATGCAAAAACGCCTGATTCAAACGGTGTTGCCACTTTCGATATTTCAGGATTGATGGACCAGAATATTCAAAAAGATTTTTGCTGGCCAATACCTGGTTTATATGATGGAAAATGGCATGGCTATCCAAACCTTGTTTATGACGTTCAGCTAATACCCGGTGAAATTTATATCGACAAAAATAACCTGATGGTGGAAACATGGCAGGCAGCTTTTGGAACCATCTTTATTGTAAAAGGGAAATTAAAACAACCGGTGCTTGCAATGCTGAACGATGTAAACATTACATGGTTCGAATATTATTGTGCCTCTGGCCGGTGGTTCACCTACCAGCCACTCACCCAAACTATTTGCCCTTACCAACCGGTGAAACTGTGGTGGAAACCGCCACTAACAGGGGTTTCATATACATTGCAAGTGAAAGGTTATTATTCCGATGGAAATGTACTGTTCTACTCAGATTTTCCTACAATGTGGTATGATGTAATGTTTGAGTTCGACCTCCATCTTCCCGGGCTCGGTATCAATCCAATTGTTGACGACGCAAAATTGCTCTATTTTGAAGTCTGGATGACTGGCACCCCAAATATCGAAAAACGTACTTTTATCATCGACTGGAATTATCACGAAGAAATATATTACCTGCTTGCCGATAATCAAATTGGAGGCATTGATTGTATTTCACTTACAGGAGCTGCGGTTTACAATCCTTTCGCTGAACAGAAAATTGCAATTAAACCCTTCGAAAAAGGAATGGGAGTAAAACAACGCACCCATCTTGCAACCAGTATGCGAACACGCCGCTGGAAAATCAACTCAGGATATAAAAGCAAAGCCGAAATTACTGCCCTCGATGTGCTGCTTGATACTCCGAGCGCATGGCTCCTGATTCCACCACCCGGAGGATCTGATTCAATTGCACAGTATTCAATCATTCCGGTATTTATTACAAGTTCAGAAATGGAACTGACAAACACCATGAACGATCAGGAAAGTATTGAAATCGAAATAACTGAAGCCTACTAAATGAGGAAATTAAAAATTAAAAATTAGAAATGAAAAAATTTTCACCCTTTGCCCCTTGCTCTTTGCCTTCGACTTTGCCTTTCTTCATTCACGCCCGCCTGAAAGACAAAGTCGGGCAGGCATTCACGCATTCACGCATTTTCCCATGTTAGGATATTATATCAATAATCTACCGCTTGCACTTAGTCCGGATACTTCGGTAAAGATTATCTACTACAACCCTGCCTGCTATTTCGATGAAATACCCGGCGACGTAGCAATGGGTATCGAACTCGATGCAAACGAAACAAACCGCGCCCTACTCGGTAATCCTGAAAGATTTGAAAAGTATTCAGTAAAAAATGACCGCGAATTCACAGGCTTCGAAATCCGCTTCAGCGGAAAATTACTCTTCGCCGGAACACTTATAATTCAAGCCACAAGCGATGAATCTTACTCTGGTTGGTCCCGCAACAATGTTGGAAACCTGGGAAAAGAACACAGAGATAAGTTTATTTACGATATCCCTGCATTTATGCAACTTATCACTTTTGAAAACAAAGCAAATTATAACCCGCTCACCGATCCCTATGGCTGCCCCACCTTCTTTAACCCCGACTTTTTCAGGGATAAGGGTCGTATGGTTGACCTGACAAAAAAGGTTCCAAATCCCGACTATGTGGATTTAACAAATTTTGAAGATTGGTTGCAGGATTTGTTTTATGATACTGTTCAACCCTACATCGACGAACCCTACAAAACCGAGGCGTTAAGTGAAGCTTTCCGAAGAAGCTGCGCTTTTTTCGTAAATACATTAAATCCCGATAAAACAGTGAATACAATAGGTTCTATTGTACCTATAAAAAAAATATATAGCGACCTTTTTGTCAACGTGCTTTCACCAATGCTTTTCCTGAATTTTATAATTACAATGCTGCTGCGGGATGCACATTTCTATATCGACAAAAACGCAATCGCGGAACACGAAGATTTACAAAAACTTATCCTTTACAATAACTTCGATATTACACATGTCGATTTTGTCACCGGTTATGTAACTGTAAACATCCCTGAAATTGAAACAGACGGTTATATTATTCCTGCTGTTACCTATACGACAGGTTCAGTACAAGATATTTCACGCTCATACGATGCAAAATTCCTTTACCGTGATCTGTTGCCAAAAATCAAACTGAAGGATTTTTTTATTTCCATCCAAAACCTCCTGAACGTATGCTTTCAATTTCATACCGACGGAAAAGTGGACATCATTGACAGGGAAACCATTATTGATTCACAACCTATTGATATCAGTAAATTTATGGTTGGAAAATGGAATATGGGGGAGAAAAAAGATGTAACCCTGAAATTCATTTTCAACCATGACGATAGCGATTCAATGTTCTCTGAAAAGTGGACAGATATCGACGACAGAAGGCTGCTTGAGGGCGATCCTGTGGGAACATTACAAGACCTCGAAAACCTCACAAACCCTGTTTTTGGCGAAATCCGTTATATAGTGCAAACAAATACCTATTCTGAATATGCCTGGACATTGGAAACACAAATAGATCCTTCAACCGGCGATGAAGTCGCGGTTGATGTAATTGGATGGAAACACCTTTCAACAGGTTTCCAAAACGGTTTATTTAACCGGGACAAAACCGAAGAGGAAGAAATTAAAACCGACTTCAGCACCCTGTACTCCAGCAGCCAAACAACACAAACTTTGCAAAAAGGAAACATGGAAACAATAAAGTACGCCTATGAAAAGTTTACACCCAGGCTCATGTTTTATCTCGGAAACAACCAGGCAAAAAACGAAACTGACAATATCGCCCTCGATTGGGAAAAGAAAACAAAAGGATTACTTACTACTCGCTGGCCGAAATGGAACCGGTTCTGGTGCCAGCGCCAACCCGTTTCCCGAAATGCTGCTCTCCCTCTGAATATGATTGATTACATTTCACGAAACATCACAAAAAAATTCAATTCCCTGGAAGGTGATTTTATTATTGAAACCATGGAAACTGAATTTTCAATCGACACAATTGGCGATACAAATATCACCGGCTACAAAGGAAGTTACCAACCACCAAAAATAGGTCTTTCGGAACACTGGTTGCGCGATAACCTTATTATGGATGATACACTTATCAACTTTAACGATATAGATTTAAATTTTAACACCAATTTGGATTTATTCCCATTTGGAACTTTATAACAAATAAATATGAAAAAGATTTTAGAAGGTCCATCACGAAGGGTAGGAACTATTTTTCAGGAAATAGACACCAATTTTATCGAAGTTGCAAACAGCATAATCCGGATCGCTTTTCCTCAATATAATTTAAAAGGATATGCTGATTCACAACCTGCAACACCTTTAATCTTCGATTCATACCTGGTGCGCGAAAATGCAACTCTCTGGGGTATAGAAGTTAATAAAGATGAAATTATAAACTGGAATGGTGAAGCCTGGGAAATACTTCCGTTCAAAATAACAGATATCAACCAGGCGCTGCAATTAATGTATTTTCATGCTGATAAAATTGCAATAACACCAATTGAAGGGCTGGATACGCTCGACGTTCAAAGTACACTCGAACAAATCACAGCAGCGCTCATTGCTGCAAGTATAAATATTCCATCTTCCGGAGGCGGCAGTGTTTAAAATTGCTCCAATGACAACAAACAGGACTGGAACAGCAAGATTACAACACGTATGCAATTCAATTGTAATAGCTTCCAATTGGCTAAGCTTTTCTAACAGGAAAAACCTTAAGACCCAATCTCTAATTTTAAATTTTCAATTTCTAATTTTTAATTGACGCCATGGCTGACCAACGATTAAGAACAAAACGGGAAGTTATACGCCTTTTCACCAATCTTCGGCGAAAAGGAATTACCGATGAAATGATGTCGATATTGATTGAAACGCTTTGGCGCGACAGAGTAAACAACAGAACCAGCGGTTTTCGCATTCGTGGTGGCAATGATTCAGTCATTTCATTTGACCCGGCTACAAGAATTTTTACAATTAAACCATTCGACCCCGAAGATGAAAATTATGAACCCCGTTATGGTGTTTTTATCTGGAGCAACCTTGCTGTTTTACACCGTATCTATGATACAAAAACACTCGAAATCCCAAACGAAGAAGGTCTTTTTTGTATTTACTTCGATAAAGAACCTGACCCCGGAACCTCCCAGGTGATTACTTTTGTAAAAAATCCAACTTCAACACAAATTGAAACTATACTTGAAACTAAGGTTGTAATTACATTTGTGTATTGGGATGCTGAAAACAGTGAAGTAATTCACTTTGGTAATGACAGACACGGCAGCGAATGGAACTCGCAAATACATACCTACCTGCATCGCGCATTTGGCGCCCGGCGCAAAACAGGTTTACAGTTTACAGGCTACGCGCTGAATGGCGATGGATCAAGTAACGACCATGCACGTTTTAATATCACCGGAGGTGTAATGCTGCACGATGATTTTGAAATGGTAATACCCGGTTCATCTACTTCAATTCCTGTTCTTTATTCCTTTGGAACTTTACCCCGCTTTTTAGAAAACACGGGCTATGCTTTTGCAGGATCTACCCGCGTTTATTTTAACAGCGGACAGATTTCGCTTGCACTGGCAGCCAGCGGAAACTATGTTTTGTACCACATATTTTCAACCAACGAAATTCTGACAGTATCCCGGAAAATTATTTCGGTAATGGGAACGGCACAATACACAACTCTTGCAGATGCCTACCAGGGTGTTGAGCCGGAACTGGATGGAATTGTGACTTATATACCACAACAAGGGCGCTGTTATTTAGGCAGTATCATCATTCAAACTTCCAATGATTATACAAATGATAAAAAAGCCAGGATTGTTGCATTAACAGGGAACATAACTCACCTACCTGTAACTATTGCACCCAGAAGTGAAACTTACCTTTCGGTAAATGAAAAACAGGAACTTGCTATTATTGTGGAGGCATTGCCGGGTGGAGAAACACCCGACTATGATTGGAATATTCACAGTCCGGAACAAATTATCGACAATCTGACAGAACCGGAGAACCTGATAACAAACATTGATGGAACCGGAGCTGTTGATACAACCATACCAGCAGGAACTTTTGCACTAGTTGCTGTTAATGCAGCCGGTGAAACATTGCCTGTAAGCGTTCCTGAAATAGTGATTTTGCTTGATACAACTTCTGTAATTGTTGATTTTGACCCGGTGGAAGAAGCAACCGGCTACCGTGTATATAATATTGCAACTGGTGAATATGCAGATTTACCAACAAATTTATGGGATTATCTGTTGACAGTACCCGTAACACCCGGAACACTGCCCATAGAAAATACAGCTTTCATATACCAGCCACCTTTTATAATTGCCGATGGCGATTCAGTTGAAATTATTGGCGAAGGTATTGACATAGAAACGGAAGTAGATGAACTGGATTCGAGCATTAAGCGAATTTTTTTAAAAAAGCAACGAACCAACTGGAACGCTACCGAAGGTCCAAATGTACTTGACGGTAAACCGACAATATCCGCACCTTACAATTTACCAAGCGCCAGCGGCGTTATACTGGGCGGCATAAAAGTTGGCAACGATTTATCAATAGATGGCAATGGCTTACTGAATGTAAATGCAACTTTAAAAAAAGAGTGGCAGCAGTTTGAATACAGAAATATAGTTGTAGGAACAGCCGATATATTTGTCTTTGATTCAATGGCTGACGTTGCTTTCACCATCAATTCAATTGTATTGAAAGTTGACGACGGTACTTTAACCGGAATTGTCTTAAAAATAAACGGAGTACCAGTAACAGGTATATCATCACTTGCAGCTACTACAACTGCTACAAGAAGCAACGCCACCGCTGCAAACTCGGTAGCCGTTGGCGACATTATTACTTTTGAAATATCAACAGGATATTCAGGCGCACCAACAAAACTGACAGGAAAACTAAGTTATTCAAGATAATATGGGAAACAGCATTTTATTTATACCAAGGTTAATTTTAAAGGATATTGATATTGTTGGAGTTTACGATTTATTGAGAAATGCAAGAACAGTAAAAGTAAAAGACAACTATATGTACGTTGCTGATGCAGGATGGGGAACCAAAATATTTGATATTTCTGACACTTCAAACCCAATATTCAAAGTAACAATAAATGTTTCATCGAATGATATATTTATCAGCGGCAACACATTATTTATTTGTGGTAGTGTGGGTTTTAAAATTTACAACATAACAAACCCATTAATAACATCGCTTATTGGTGGTTGCTCATTAGCAACAACAAATCCACAGGACGTGGTTGTTAAAGGAAATTATGCTTTTGTAGCTGACTATACTGCAGGGTGTCAAATAATAGATATTACAACACCTTCATCTCCTGCAATCATTTACACTTACAATAGTGGTTCTGCATATTGCTATTCTGTTTATGCCGTTGGAAATCTTTTATATGTAGGCGAAAATGCTGCTATTAAAATACTTAATATAACCGTGCCTTTAAGCCCTTCTCTTTCAGGTTCTATTTCTTTAAGTGGTGCTTGTTATGGAATTAAAGTTGTTGGAGATTATCTTTATTCTTCGCATTATACAACTGTAAACGGATTCAAAATTATTGATATTTCAAACCCCGCCTCACCTTTATTGGTTAGTCAATATGATTTTACCAGCTCATATGCAATGGCCGTTGACGTATATGGAAATTATGCTTATGTAATTACTTACAGGTCAACTGGAGCACCAGACACAGGGGTTTATATTCTCAATATATCAAACCCTGCCAACATAACATTTGTGAAATTTAAGTTTTTTGAAAAATGGGGTACTTCTGTATTTTACGACATAAATAGCGGCTTAATATTTTTAGTTGTTAATCCCAGCGCATATATACTAAATCCCAATTTTTAAATTTGCCGGAAATTATTCTTCCGGCGTTACATCCTTGTTTTTTCTGTCCTTTCCATTCCCATGCTCCAGGCATATCTTCACACCGATAATTAATTATTTCAAATTTCAAAAATATTATTCATATGAAACCAAATATCTGGGGAGGATACAACGAAGCAGTAATTCTTCAAATAACAAAACCAAAAACAATTGACGTATCTGAGCAAGACTACTTTGCAGAAAAGCTAACCGATAAAGCAACAGTCGAAGATGGTAAAGGTGATCAACGCCCTTTCATTGTTTGCGCAGATGTTGCAGTTACCCTAAAGGTAGAGCATTGGAATGGTGCAATTGAACCAGCCTGGAATTTTACACCCGGACCATATGCTATGCCGCTTCGCCGCATTTATAGCGATGCAGCCAACAAAATCACAGCCACCGGAGTTGCCATTACAACAATACAAATAGGTTACTAAAATGAACTTAGGAGGAAAACTCGGGCTCCAAAGATTTCAGCAAGTGACAAAGGTGAACTATTCGGAAGAGTTAGAAATTTACTCCTCCGGATTAGTTACTTCATTATCATCAATACAAAAGAATAAAATTGATAAACTTATAAAATCAATTAAATCCGGATTAGGCATTACAAGCTTATCAGATGTCTTTGATTCAATTTATCTTCTTGCAAACGAAACTTCTGAAAGTGGATTAAAAAATTTAGTTAAACGCGCCCACGATGCCCAGGGCATTAATAATCCAACTTTTATACAATTTGAAGGATTTACTGGGGATGGTACTACAAGTTATATAAATACACAGTATAACGCTAAAAATCAAGGTATTAAATATACGATAAATAATGCTGCATTGGGATTTTATTCCAGAAGTAATATTGATTCTCTCGGCATAGATGTAGCTGCCAGAATTGCATTTAATGACAGAGCATCATACATAACACCGCGAAACGGAAACATGTTTACAGGTAAAATAAACAGAACTGGAACAGGTGCTTCATTTGCAAATACAGACTCTAAAGGATTTTACCACGTTGTTGGTGAAGCTAATGCAATACAAAAAGCTTACAAAAACAACGAATTGAAATTAACTAATGCTACTGTAGCATCAGATATTGCAAATCTGAATTACTTTATTTTAGCTGCTAATAATAATGGGGTTGCTTCTAATTTCTCAACAAGGCAATTATCATTTGCATACTTTTCAAGAGCATTAACACAAACAGAAATTGACGTAATTACAGTAGCCGTTGAAGTTTACATGAATAGTAATGAAAAAGGAGTTTTAGACCTTCAATTAACAACCAATACGGCACTTGGCCACGGAACCATTTTATACTAATTTTATGAACATAATACTCGAAAATAGCACCTGGGGAACTGAAGTATCAAAACTAAATTCTAATTTTGATTTAGTTAAATCTGATGAGATGGCATCGTTAAATGGATTGCTTAGAAATCAGCCTACAATTACAGGGACGAATAATTATATAGGAGAAAGAGTTAATCTTAAAAAATACACACCATCCACATATTTCTATGATTCTGTAAAAAAGACTTTTCCAGCTAACATTGCTCCTTATAACGGACACGCAGGTCAGGGGTTTTTAGCCCACGGAAATTTCGGATTCTTTTTCTATGATGGTGGATATGTACAGGTGCTCGACATGGTTGGATTGACAATCTTAAACGCATTTCAATTACCGGCACCATCATTTTATGTAAACAATCACTGTGGTCAGGCGAATTGGGGAAACGAAATTCCTGATGGTTCTGATTTTCCTGCATTGTACTTATCGTCATATATAGAAAAGATATGTTATGTGTACAATGTAACTCTCACCGGATTCACATTGATACAAACAATTAAACTGTACAGCAAGGGCGTTCAGCAAAATGCACAAGCTTTTTTTATTGACCAGCTACTCGACAAGGTGATAATAAAAATTGGCCAACTAAAGGATGATAATACAACTATGTATAAATATTACAAGACTTTTGATCTTCCAAAATTAAGCGAAGGGGTATTAAATGGTACATATCTTGAATTAACCATCGAAGATAATGCAAAGAATGATGAATTTTTCATTCGAACAATCAAGGGAAATAGCTCATATGGTGCCTTAGTAAATGCAGGGTTTGCATATCAGGGAAAACTTTATGTACTTGCCGGGTTTTCAGGAGAAACAAGTCGTTTATTTGTGTACGATTACATTAAGCATACAATACTTTCAGAAATACATTGGACTCCTTCATTTATGAACACATTAGAACAAGAACAATGCTGTTTATGGGGTAATGGAATTTTGATAAACTATTCGTCAGGAAATTATCTATCTTATGTTGAATTTAAGTAAATAAATAGTTCAGATTGAGTAACAATTTTAACCGTATTAAAAAGGGATTTCAATAATGGAATCCCTTTTTTAACCTTTTTTTGTCCTTTTCAGCTTGCCATTATCGCTTTACTTTCACCTCATTATTATTTCAGGACGCTTTTAAAATATTTACAAATGGAAATTATTAAAGATGCAGAATCTCTTAAGATTTTATTTTATGTCACATCAACAGTTCTTGCAATTGCTGTTGTAATTATTGGATATTTTATGTCGCGCCGCGACAATGCAATAACCAATGCCACTGACAATCTAACACTGGCAGTACAGCAGCTCAAACTTATTGTGAATACCTTACAGCTTCAGTATGATATCAGACAACCAATGATTGATGCACAACTCGAATTAACCCGGCAATCGATGATTGATTTCGACATGAGATTAAAACATATTGAAATAGACCATGCAGTTTTTCACTGCGATTACAAAATACCGGGGCCAAAATCAAATTCAACTCCAAAACCAAAAAAGACGAATATCGCTAATCGAAAGGAGATTATACTGTGAAATTTATCAGATGGCTGGCAACAATTGTTGAAGATCAGGCCGGAAGCATTTCCAGTAAACGAATTGGCTTGTTTTGGTGCCTGTATATACTACACAGGGCAGTAGAACAACCTGTTGTTAATGATGTGGTTATTTACACAATAGCAGTACTATCCTTTGGTTTTGCAGGTCTTACCGTTCCCGAATGGTTTAGTAATTTGAAAAAACAAAAAAATATTCAAGATAACACAGCTACGGGTAGCTGA